CGTGATAACCTCAACAACCGACAACGTGACCATGGAAGGCCGCTCAAACCTCAGGTGTTGCAACCACCACTAGAATCCGCCTTGGCATGATATTGCCCCTTACTGTTGTCTGACTGATGCGAGACTCACATCCTTGATGGATGCCGTATACTCCTGCGATGCCGCATCGGGCAGGATCGTCACCTTGAGGTTCTTGCTCTCGCCGACGCGCAGGGTGATGTTGTCGATGGGTTTGCCGGAATCGTCCGTGACCTTGATGGACTCGGGCGCGTAGGCCGCGCTGATGGACACGGCGGCGCTGGTGAAACCGTTGACCGTGGCCGTCACCAATATGGTGCCGCCATGCCGCCACGTGAGCGTGTTGCCCGAAACCGTGGCGGTGGAAGTGTCCCGGCTTGTGAACGTCACGTTCTTGGTGGTCAGCAGGTCGCCAACATGACCGTCCGCATACGTGGCCTTCGCCCCCAGTTTCAAAGTGCCGGACACGGCCAGCGACTTGGGCAACGGCTTGCCCTTATCATCCGTGATCCTGATGGAGACGACCGTGTCCCTGTCGAGGGGCCATACGAGTTTGCCGTTGAACATGGCGTTGTACGTGTGGCCTCCCATCAACGGTTTGCCGACACGTTTGCCGGCGTAAAAGGCTGGCATGATCAGGCCCCCTTCACAGTGGCCTTGGCTGCGGGCTCCTCCGACACGGTTCCGGCTGGCGTTTCCCCGGTGGAGTCCTTGCCGGTTTCCTCCGTGGTGCCTTCAGGGGTGCCGGCGGAAGGCAGTTCGGCGGAAGCGCTCTCGGCCTTGTCCTTGACCGCCCGCACCGTCGAATCGATGGCGGCGATGGCCGTCTCGCCCTTCGCCGCGACCATGGAAGCGGTGTCGGCCACGGTCTGCGAATCGTTGGCGACGGAAGCCGCCGCCATACTGGCGTTCGACGCGAGACTGCTCAGGTCGGACTGGGTGGCGGTCGCGGAATCCGCGGAGGACTGGGCGCTCAGCATGGCGCTCTTCGCCAGCATGGCGTTCGTTTGAGCTTCGGCCGTGATGGACTCCAGCGTGCTCAAGGCCGCAGCGGCCTTCGCGACGCTGGCGGTCTCGTTGAAGAACACCAGCTCGTCCGGGTATTGTGCGGAAAGTGTCTCCGCCTCCGACTGGGTGGACGCCCTGCGAACCTTCAGCAGTTGGGAGCCTGTCATGTCCTTCGGTACGAACGTGGCGGCGTCAACCTCCACAAGGTCAGCGTACTCGACCCTGGCCTGGGAGTCCGGCACTTCGACGTAGCGCGTGTACGCCTGCGGCGTGTCCGCCAACTCGATGACCTGCCAAACAAACGCGCTAGTCGTGGGCAGCAGGTCAACCGTCAGCTCGCCCGTTTCGGACAGATTCGCGTCGAACGAGGCCGCGATAATAAGATTCTTCGCCGCGTCGAAGTGACGACGCACCGGGCGGAACCGCAGCGTACCGGTCACAGGGTCCAAGCCGCCCGTCTTCGGCTTCCTGATGGAAATATGGATTTGGGTCATTACTGTTCCTCCTTATTGGATTCGATGATTGTTTCCGGTGCAACGTCCGGGCGAAGCTCGTCCGGCAGCGAGGGCTTGGGATGACGTTTCAAATTGTTGACCATGTTTCCCTTTTCTCTGGGATGGATATTGTTTGTGGCCCACGGTCGTGGGTCAGGACTGTCGTGGCGCTATCGGCGCGGATTGGATGTCATTGTTGAGCGATGTCCCGTGGCCGTTGCCGCCCAGGCTGTGATAGCTGTCGTAGAGGCGTTGGGAGCGTGATTTGAGGTCCTCGTCCGCCACTCCGTCGTGCTCGATGACCATTTCGCGGCGCAGGTCCTCCAACTGGCACAGCAGGAGCTCGCGCAGCCCGTTGACCATGGCTTTGCCCCATCGCCACATCAGGCCCAAAACCGTGGCCACGCCGCCACAGATAAAAGGCACGAGCCAATCGACGACGTGAGTGAGCAAAGACATGGAAAAGCTCCTTTACGGTGGGTAAAACCCACACGTTCGTCCCCGTTGGATAGGCCAACGGGCGTGTGGGTTTTTGGAGGTTGAAAATGCTGTTACGAGAGTTTTGGAACGACCGGTTTTGGCCGTACTGCATGGCGAATCTGCGTGAGTCCACGTGTGTCGGCTATGAGTCGGCGTGGCGGTTGCACGTGGCCCCGAGGTTCGGCGCAATGCAGATGGAATCGATAAGCGTTGAATTGGTGGACAAGTGGCTCGCCGGTTTCGCCAGTTCGGGCGCGGCGCGCAAGGCGTGGGCCGTGCTCAGGGCCATATTGAGGCGGGCGATCCGCTGGAATCTGCTGGACGTGGATATCACGAGGCGTGATATCCGACTGCCGGCCAAGCCGCATTACGAGCCGGTGATATTGGGCATCCGTCAGCAGCGATCGCTGTTGCAGGGCTTTTACGGCCATCCGCTTGAGGCGTGGCTTATCTGCGCCGTCTCATGCGGGCTCCGCACCGAAGAAGGATACGGGCTCGAATGGGGCGACCTCGACCTGCGGCGCGGCGTCCTGCACGTGGAGCGCGGCCTGCAATGGGTCGCCGGGCATGAGGCCGTCGTGCCGCCGAAAACCGAACTGTCCCGCCGCACGCTCCCGTTGCCGCGCTTCGCGGTCAAACGATTGCGCGAGCTCAGGCCACGCGAGGGGGGCCGACTCATCGGCACCCTCACCCCGCCGCAAGCCGCACGCCAATACAAGGCCTACTGCAAGCGGCATGATCTGCCGCATGTGCCCGCACGCAACCTGCGCCACTCATGGGCGACGAACACTCTGGCGGCGGGAGCGGATATCGCCATCGTGTCGAAAATGCTCGGCCACAGCGATATCAAAACCACCGCGAAGTACTACCTCAAACCGGATATCACGGCTTTGCGAGACGCGCAACGCCTCTGGGAACGAGCCCTAATAGCCTGAACGGGATTCCCTAACCCAAATGCCGTATATTCTGTGCGGAGGCCATACCGTCACCACGAATGATGACGGCACATTCTACATCAACGTCCAATCTCCGAACGGGAAGAAAGCCGATTACGCGGCCTACACGATTGGGCCGTTCGGCACTGGTTTCGGCCAGGCCGGCGAGTACACCGCACAACGTTGGGATACCAGCGACGTAAACCAGATACGCTTCCGCCTGTGGAACACCAAAGACAACCGCTGGTGCGGGAGGGTCGCGATATTCGGAAGCTGGATCGCAATCTGGAACAGGCAATAGTTTTCCCTAACCCCTGTCACGGGCCGGGTCAAGATGCCGTATTCCGATAGGTATATCACTCTGGTTCGCGTCGGCCGTATTGTCACCGCCTGCGCGTATATCACGCTGACAAGCAATTTCACTCAGGTCAGCAACGTGTCCGTCAACGAGACAATCCCGAAGGGTTTCAGACCGTCCGGCGATTCCCGCGCGGTCATGCGCGGCACCGACAACAGCGGCGCGGCCAGTTTCTACCTTTACGGCACCGCAGACGGGAAAATGGTGTTGAACGGCACCGGATATACCAGCCGATTCGTCGGTATATCCGGCTGTTGGATTACCGCGTAGCTTTCCCTAACCCAGCGTTCTACGACGTGGCGAGTACCTTACAGCAGCGACAGCATTTTGCTTACGCGCATCGGTGATATCTGTTTCATGGGTGGCAACGTAAAATTCAACAGTAGCGGGCAGAACAATTACACGAAGGCTCAGGAGAAGCTCCCCGAAGGGTATCGACCCGTCATCGCCAATACGCCCGTGGCCATTTTCGGTGGTGAAACGACATTCATCTGTTACGGCGAGGCCAATGGCACCGTCACGATGCTTGGCAATCCGAACAGCGCGTACGCGGGATGCACCGGCGTATGGAGGACCGCCGACCCGATGCCCGCCGCATAGCTTCGGGACACTGGCTCAGGCGGTTGCACTGTCTTGCAGTGACCCCACGGGTCATAGCGCGTATGAGACGGTCATGCCGAACGCGTTCGTGCCCTGCGTGCCACCCTGATTGGCGTAGGTCATGGTTCCGTTCGCGTTTACGTTGATGATCTTCTGGTTCGCGCCGTCGCGTCCGCCG